CCAAAAGTTAGAACCTTGAACCTTCCAAGACATTAAATTTTGTGTAGACGAACCAACAGCAAAACGAACTGATAATTTTATTTCACCATCAACCCAATCGTTAGCATTTGCAGTAAGTGCGTTATCACCGTTATATGTCTCGTTAACTATATCTACTGGCATCGTCTGTTAGTATTTATTATTTAGACTCATTAATCCTTCAGCAGCCTTCTTTAAGTCAACACCTGTTAATTGTTTCATCTTCGCTAATTGTTCTAAATTATCAGCAGTCATGTGGCTCTTATGCTCATCTGTTAAATACAAGTCTAGTAATCCTTCAGCCTCGTTAAGACCTTCAATTATTTTCCCTATTTTATTCTTTGAATCATCCATCTATTCTAATAGTTTTAGTATTGTTTCCTTCTGTCGAGTCAATAGCATATAGTATTTCAGCCTCTTTGCCTTCATTAGTCCATTCGAACGTAAGTATTTCTAATAGTGTTCCGTTCTCATCTGTAACGTAGTTGTTGTCTAACAACATCTCAAAGTCAGAAGTAGAAAAAGGAATCATCTCACTATAATGTCTTTTGAAATTTTCTCTTACTTGGTTTATAGTGTGGTATGTTTGATAAAGTGTATCGGCTCCAATCTTATCTCTAAAGTCTTGAGGTTGTCTCCCTCCAGTTTGAAACATTATCTTAGTATTAGAGAAGTATTGTTGACCAATTACAGTAACCCCAACCCTTCCTTTTACTTTTGATTGAAGTGCTGAGTTTCCACCGAAAAACGATATTACATTATCAGCTAGTTTTGCAAACTTTAAAGCCTCTTTTTCAACCCATGTTAAGCTGTCTTTTCTAGTAGCAAAGGAGAACGGTATAGCTATATCAACCAAACCTTGTATAGACACTAAATCAGCATTAGTAACTGATACTGGTTCTGTTGAATATTCCGCGTCAAGAGCTTCTAACCTATCCATAGTATGAAAGTCACTAGAATCCCACAAGTAATGCATGTAATAACGCTTCCACCAATCACCTGAATTGTAACCCCATTGGTTTTCTCTTACCCCTTGCAGATTTAAAGTTCTTGTTATTTGAACTCCCGCGTTTAACTCCCAGAAATCTCTACGCTCTAACATCACAACACCGTTAAGCACTCTAATTTTAGCGTTAAACATGCCCTTAAGTACATTTAAAAGCCTTCCGAATGTAGATACTGCTCCGTCTCTTGCTGTTGGATAACCTTTTGTATGGTATCCAGTATCTAAAGTAAATAGTTTCTCTATGATAGATGTCTCACCTTTAATTAACGGAACTGGAAGTATTGTTAGCTCAGTCATGTTGTCAATTATACTACTCTCGAAAGTGTAGCCTAGTTTTTGACATGCCTTTTGACATAGCTCTTGAACTGAAGCCCCTTTGAAATATCTAATTGGAGGGAAGATCAATTCTATAATTTGCTTAGTAATGTCAATCAACGCAATAATCAAGGCCGCTACATAAATTATTCTAGCGATTAAGAGTAATGCAGCCGAAACTATCTGACCAACATTTACAACTGTACCTACTGAAATGATCTTAATAAAATCTGTAATAGCTACGATCAAATCTCTAATACCTTCAATTAAAGCCTTAGTGAGTGTATAAGCGCTAATACCAAGCATTATAAGCAACTCTACTTGATTATCTTTTACAATTAGATAAGGAAGGTCTTGAGTAGTAAAAGGGTGCGTTATATTGCATGATTCAAAAGAAAGTCCATTAGCATCTTCCCAGAACTTATTTATAGAACGTCTGCGATGTATGTTAACTTCAATTGCAGAATCACCAACACCACTAATTTTAGGATCGTCAACTAACTTTAAATAATATTCAATTGTTAAGTTGTTTATCTGGTATGTGTATGGTATACCTTCAAATATTCCGTTTGTATCTATGTGGTCAAGAACTAACTTCTTAGCTTTATTTTCTAGCACTAAAGAGTCAACTGTTAACTCAGCTTCTTGCGCGTCAGCAGTCCAGTCTAATTTAATACCGATCTTGTCAGCATCTTTAGGGCGTATTTCAGTCCCGTTAATAAAATGTCTGCTTTCTAGGTTCTGGCTGCTCATTGTGGTTTAACTTTAAATGTGCTTACCGTCTTAAGACCTCCCTTTTTTCTGCTTTCAACAATCTCCATTGTCTTTTGCGTAATCGCTCCAAGTTGTATGTTCGTTTCTGGCTTGTTTTCAATAGTCTTATTAACCATATCCAGCTTATCACTAACATTATTTAGCTGTTCAACTAGCATTATGTTTTCCCATCCTACAGCAACTTGGTTTCCATCAACTAATCTTCCAAGTCGTCTATCTTCCATTACTCTAGCAACTTCAGCATTAGAAACATTACCCATCATTGAGTTTTGCTTCGCTGTCATTACACGTTCATTGTCGTGAAGTACTGCGAATCGTCCACCTTTAGAATCTAACGCGTTACCAACTCTACCAGTGTCTTCAGTTCCATCATAGAACGAACCTATTGAAGATATGAATTGTTCTAATACTGCTTTGCTTGATATTGCTTTTGCTAATGCTACTCCTGACTCGTCACCTTGTTCTAGATTAGAATTGTAAGCAAGTAGTATTGACGAAACCATTTGAATCCTTTGTTTACGTTTCTCTAGTTCTGCTTTTTGCGCTTCTGCCTCAGCAATCAATCGGTTCTCTTCTGCTAGTGATTCTTTAGCTGTAATATTTCCATTCTTTGCTAACTCTTCTAGATCGTCTGCACGTTTCTTATGTGCTTCAACTTCTTCATCAAGTTTGGCTATTTTCTTGTCGATAGAGTCAATGAATAATTGTGTAGTCAAGTCGATAGCATCCTTTTGAGTCTTGAACTTCTCCTTCTCCCAATCAATTTCTTTGTCAATTAAGGATCTTTTCTTTTTAAGTAATTCAATCTCAAGCCCAGTTATCTCTTTTTCTAGCTCTGGGAATTCAGTAAGCATATCTTTATATACCTGTATGCGCTTCTCTAGCTGCTCGATCTCAAATTCCGTTAACTCTCTGGCTATTTCCTTTTCAGTCTTTCCAGATTGAAGCAAAAGCAACTCTCTTTCTTGTCTTGAAACCGCAAACATATCATTGATCTGCGCTAACTCTGAGTCTTTAGCTTCTAAAACTATTGCTGCTATCTCTTCTTGGTGCACCCTTTCTGCTTCTAAATCTGCATCTCTAAACTTCTTTCTTATTGCTGTAATTTCTAATACTAAAGATTCGTTTATCTCTTTTGTGAATTCTGCCTTATCTTTATCTGAAGCATTAGTTAAATTCTTGTCTTCAATTATTCTTGCTGCTGATTCTCTAGCAACTAAAACCTCTTGCTCTTCTACGTCTGCTATTTGTTTAAGTTGCTCATCTCTAATTTCCCTAAGTAAGCTAATTTGCTTCTCTGGTGTTTCGTCTGCTTTTCCTGCTGGCTTTATTAGTCTACCTTCAGTTTTAGTTTCGTTTTTAGGTTCTAAAGCTTCTAAAGCAGCCCTTCTCTGAGCGATTTCTGACTTTAATAGTTTTAAACTATTTTTAGAGGCTAGTATTTCTTCTTTAATTCTAAATCTTCTTATATCTCTAACGGCCTTGTTCTTTTCTTTTTCATTAAGGGATAATTCATTTTCAGCCATCATTATAGCATTCTGAGCGCCTTCTATTCTTAATGACAGTAACTCTATTTGATCTCTTCCTAATGGGTCTTTTCTGTTTAACCAAAGTAAATACTCATCATTCGCCGCCTTGATTGCTTCTTTTTCTTCCTCAATTACCTTGATCCTGTCCTTGCCGTTTTCAAGGTCTTGTTTTCTTTTACGTTCAGCGGCAGCTATTGATTCGTCTAATAAATCCCTTCTATTTTCTAATTGCACCTTAAACGCTTTATTGAAAAGCCTTAAATCTTCTTCTCCGTCTTTTCTTATGTTTTGCAATCTCTCTAATTGATCAGCAGCAGCAGAAGCACCGCTAACAATATTCCATAAGGCCGCAACAAACTCAGTAAACAACGCAACAGCAACACCAATACCTATACTCTTTAGTGATTTAGCAAACTTTCGCGCTCCTGAGCTTGCTTGATCCATATTCTTACCAACATCTTTCACGCTTCCACCGAAAGCCTTCCAATCCTTAAATTGTTGGTTCATTTTTAAGGCAAACATAACCGTCTTGAACGCTAAGAAAGCACGAACAGCCTTTATAATAACTGTAACTATAGTTCCTAAATTGTCGGCTAAGAACTTAATTCCTTTTCTTAAAGTTTCACCAACCCCGCCCGCTTCATCCATTGAGAGTATCAACCCTTCCCATGCACTACGTAACAAATCAAGCGCACCACCTAAAGTATTACGTTGAGTGTCTGCCATTTTAGCCGCTGCACCTTCAGCATCTTCTAATTTATCTGTAAGTCCTGCAACCTTATCTTGATTCTCAGCAAGTATAACACCCGCTGCGACTCCACGTTTTCCAAATAATTCTAATGCTACTCCTGCTTTATCTTGAGCGTTGTTTACTTTGTCTAATGCTTCTTTCCATGTTAAGCCTTGTTTAGAAGCCTCAAGCATCATGTTACGTAGCGATGTTCCTGCTGTACTTGCATCTAGACCACTATCCGTAAGCGAACCTAACATTGCTGTTGTTTGCTCGATAGAGAATCCCATTGTCTTAGCTACTGGAGCGACCGCAGCCATACCGACCTTGAATTTCTCCATATCCAATGACGAACTAGAGAAAGACTTAGCCATTACATCAACAACTCTTTGTGTATCCTTCGCGGCTAAACCGAAACCATTCAATGTTGATCCTGCTACCGCTGCTGCATTTGCTAATTCTGTGCCTGTCGCCTCAGCTAACGCCAAGGTTGCGGGAGTCATATCGTTAATCTGCTGTTGAGTAAATCCTAATTTTGCAAGTTCTAATTGTAGCTCGGATACTTGCGAGGCTGTAAAACGCGTAGTCGCACCTAATTCCTTAGCCTGATTAGTCAAGGCTTTCATTTGATCAACGTTAACACCTAATACTGACGCTAAGTTTGCTTGAGCTTGCTGAAAGTCTTTTATTACGTTGAATGAATCCTTTATTAAAGAGAACACACCAAAAGCTACTCCTAATTGTCCTAGAGCGTTTTTAAGACCACCTAGAGCGTTTTTATACCTACCAATAGCCATTTTTTGTTTACCTAGCTTGGTGGCATTCCTTTCGAGTATCTTATTGTTACGGTCTAAAGTCTTGTTGACTACTTTTAGTCTCTGGTTTCCTTTCTTAGTTGTTAAATCTAGCTTCTCTTTTTCGTTACGTAGTTTTTTAGACTCTAGCCTTACTCTTTCTAATGATCCTTTTTGTGAATTAGCTAATGCAACCTCTTCTCTAATTTCTTTATTTTGTTGTTGTTGTGCTACTCTAAGCTTTTCTTTTTCTCTTAGAATATCTTTATCAATAGCTAGTTTTGCTTTAGCGGTTTGGTTTGCTTGTTTAGCTAGTTGGTCAAAGTCTTTCATGCCCTGAGTATTACCAACGCTTGCGCCTCCAAGACCTTTCTTAATTCCTTGTGCTGCCTGTTTTAAAGTGTTAACCGTTAGAGTCAGAGTTTTAATTTCAGCCTGTGCAGCTTTAGCGCCCTGTGTTATATGGTCGAATAATCCCTTATCGGCTATGTCATCCTTATTTATTCTCTTGTCAGCCATTTGTTATTTTGTTGCGCTCGAAGCTTTTTTCAATTGTGCTTGCTCCTTTTCAAACTCCTTAACTATCTTATAAAATTTCTTTGCTGTTATCTTATTTTCATCAATTCTTAACCCATACCACTTTTCTAAATGCACTATAAACCCGTCACGATCTGTTTTACCCTCTTTGCTTAAAACATCATTCAGCTCTTTGGTTAACCTTCTTATTTCGTTACGTAAAAAGCTATCCTCTTCTATAACTAAATCACATTCTAAAATCGCTATTCGTCTCCTGAGTTCTACTATCTCTTCCATCTCTGGACTAATACCGAACTCAGCTATGTAACTATCGTTTATTCTTATATGCGCTTCTTCGTCTTCTTTATCTGTACCAACTTCAATGTAAATTCTAGCAAATTTGTAGTTACCTTTCTGAAGTTCCCACCAGTTAAATAAAAGTATGTCGTCTATGTTATTGTAGTATTTCATCTCTAACTATTTTAACATACTTATCTATAAGTAGTTTGATTATTAATGTGTGTTGGCTCTCGTCTGTCAACCCTAGAATATCTATCCCGTATCGAACGGCTAAATCTGTAGTTACTCCATCGTCACCCGTCTTTATAGTGTCTGCTGATATTGTTATACCTCCTCTGTCAACTCTAACTATGAATGAAGCGTAAAAACTACCCTCATCAAATAGCTGTATTCTTCCTTTTCGCTTTCCGAACTCTTGAACTGAACGTGCTGAGTAAACCCCTAACGACCTATTTAATGAATCAACACCCTTATCAAACATCTGATCTCTAGTGTTAAGTCGTATAATTTCCTGTTTAACTTCTTCATCAAACGTCAAAACCCAAACCTTTTCAGGATTCAGGTTAACAGCATTATCAAGAATTTTGTCAATTGCAGGAAACAAGCTCATAGTATAAAACAAAAAAAGCGGCATCCTAATAAAAGAATACCGCCCATTAAATGCACATCATGTGCCTATGTTGCTAAGTTACTAAATTTTATCCATATAATTTAATTGTCACCTCAAGTAAGTGCATATCTATACCGAGTGCTTGGTTGAACGTTTTACTAAAAACATGTGATTTATAACTTCCTTTGTGGAACATTTCAGCTTCCTCTATTACTTTTTTTACTTGACTTTTACTAAACTCGTGTTCTTGGAATGCAGTGAATTTCTTGTTTTCTTGTGGTTGTATATTCAATATTTTATACTTCTGATTCTCTACAGCTTTCACAAACCAAGTAGGTAGATTTAACTCTTCTTTAATCTTGTCAAACTCTTCTAATGGTAATCGTCCTTGAGCCCTGTCTTCTGCGTACATTTTTATATGAAGGTTTACACTGCCTTTTGTCTTTAGTAATGTTCTAAGTTCGTCGGGCTGACTAGTTGCATTTACTACTCCTTTTGTGTCATACAAATAGAAACACTCTTTTGCTGAGATTCCATTATTATCATGTTGAATTATCTCGACTCCATCTTTACTTATGTAGTCTTTGGTTCCGTCAAATGAAAATATTTCAGAAACGGACAAGTACCATTCGTAATCTAAATTGAATTTTTTACTGTACTTCATAGTTATATTTTAGTGTTCAGGTATTGATACTAGTTTTGATTGGTTAATTTCATTGTTATCATGTCTCTACTATAATCATGAATATAAACGTTATCCTGTTATTACACCTATTAGTAGCATACATAAAAGCCTCTTTAATTTCGTTTACGTAAACTTTACACCATATATAATTTTTGTCTTCAAGTATTTTAATACAGGCGTCTATGTTTCTAGTATGCATTTTACTTATTAGGTGTTGTTTTAGATAGCGTCCAATTGGTTGATTTTGTACTCATATCCATTAGCATATTTTCGAACCTTTCTTCTAATGATTCTGAATTTTCAAGTATTGGTATATTGCCGTGTGCGTGTAAGTTTACGCTGTTATTTTGTTTTCTTCGGGTTAAATCAAATGTATAATCTCCGTCTGTATTAATTTCAAACTTAACCTTAAACTCTATATCTTGTTTGTTTTTCATAATCTACTTTTTAATTCTTAAATACCTAGACGCTTCAACACGGTTAAAGTACCCGTTTCTAGGTTGTCCTACCTTGCAGTTAATAGTCCTAAAGAATACCTTTTCATTTTCAACTTCGTAAATATCAACGTCTAGCATGTGCCCCATATACTCAACCCTTGCTTCTTGCTTTTCTTCTATTTTATTGTAATCTCTATCTATCATACTATTTACTCTTTAACTGTTTCTAAATACTTCTTAGCCATCCACTCTATCATGTTGCTGTAGCTTCTACCCTCAACTTTTGACTGAGCTTTTACTTGTTCGTGTATGTCGTCGTCGATTGTTATTGTTTTTGTCGCTTTCATTTGATTGGTTTAAATATTTCACTGCACTTGAATGAACCACCCATTTTAAATGGCTCATATGGATTGAATTCATTAGATTTGAAAGGTTCATATATCATAGCTATGTATCCATCAATGCGTAGTTCCTTCCTATCCGAACCCTCAATTGAGCCTATTTCACATCTTCTTGCAATCTCTTCGTGATCATCTACGTTAACCCCCCAAACTAAACAACATTCTTTTAGCTTGTCGTCGAATTTATCTACTATCTGTTGTGAGAACTTCTCAATTATCCCGTCTATCATTGTTTTGGTTTCTTCCATAATAATTAATTGTTTTCTTCAAAGATAAACATTATAATCTAATATATAATCATATTAAGTAATAATTATTTATTGAGCACAAAAAAAGGGACTACTTTCGCAATCCCTCTTCAATCTAATAACTAAGGTTAATCCTCAGTGTCTGGTTTTGGCGTTTCTTCTACAACTTTTCTAGGTGAAGGTTTCTTTGATCTAGCTTTTAGGCCGTTAGCCTGTTTCCAAATATTTATAACCTTTGATCTGTCTAAGTGAGCATAGTCACTAATCGCTTTCTTCTCTGATACGCGTTTGAAGTATGCAGCGATATAAGGAACTTTACCAATCCAAATAAATTGATCTTCCATCTATTAAGGTAAAAGTGCTGTAAACGCTCCGTCTGCTATGTCGTATCCAGTAGCAGCGGTAATTGAACCTGTAACAATGTCACCTACAGTAATCTCAGCATCCAAGTGCTCGAATGAATAAACACCGTCAGAAGTTTCTACAACTGGTGGAATCTCAGCAACAACGCCCGTATCCGAAACAACTCCGAATGTACCGTTTGTAACCAATCCAACAACTGGAGAACCAGAAGTAGAACCGTCAGGCTCAACAACTGTAAACTGAACGTGTGTAGCATCTAACTCAGACAATACAATGTAAGCAGGAGTTAAAGGTTTCAACGTAGTAGCTGAATAACCAAGAGTAGAAGCAGAAATACCGTAAGAGTTCTCTTCACACTCGTTAGTGTCCATATCCCATGAAATCATTAACTTCTGAGTAGTTGTATCAGTTGCGTATTCTTTGAACGCTACGAATGTCTCTGTAGCCATTTCGTAACCTCTCATGATAGTATCTGTAGGATTATCTAAGATACCCCAGAAAGAACCTGAAACGTCTGGTAAGTAGAAATCTACATCAGTACAACCAATCTTTTTCAACTCACGTAAGATATTATGCACCGCATCTTTACCCCATGTTTCGAATTTGAAAGTACGTACTCCACCAACGTTAGGGATTAATACCTTTCTTGTTGAAGGTGCTGTATCATAAACATCATCAGTTCTTTCGAAAGTGATATTCTCACAACGAGGGAAAGGATAAATTCTCTCCATCAATGCGGTAGATGTTGCAATTAAAGCTCTAATATCCGCACCTAAAGTTGCAGACGTCAAGTCAATTGTATTTCTCGTAACCCCATCAGCCTTGTAACGTGGTACGATAATCGGGAAAGCAATCGCTCTCATTTCTAGCACACAATCTGGTCTCCCTAATACTGGAAAACTTGGATTTGCACATGAACATATAGTTTGTCCCATTTTTGTTTAATTTTTAATTTTGTTTAACAATTACATATACTTAAATCAAATAGCTCTATAGTCATATTGACCTCTACACCGCTTAAGTCCTCGTTTATTATCTTATCGTCACTACCTTGGTTTGTAACCTCCACACCGAAGCGAGGACGTACTCTAACCGTATACCCTGACATGCGTTTAAAGCTGTAGTCGTTATCAATAACCTCCTTGAAAGCTATTTGTAAGTTCTCCATTGGCTTTATCGCTAAGTCATTGTGTTGGTCATTGATCCAAAGCTCTTCACTTGTTAAGTCCATAAAGAACAAACGAGCTTGATACTTAGCTACTATAGACGAATCTAATGGTAACTGCTCGTACTCATAAGACTCTAATAGCCAAATAAATGGCGTTTTATCTCTTGAAACTTGCTCAATATCTAAATACTCGTTGTTTGTGCTTGCTGGACTTCCGTGTAGAACAGTAATAACAGGCGCTACAACAATAGTTCCAATGAAAGCAGCGGGTGAAGCACCTAAAGGACTAACCTTTATTGATACATTATCCACTAATTCAGTGACTAAATACTGGTTATTGTTTTCATCTTCAATCGTAACCCCAACAGTTATATGCAAAGTAGAACATAGAAAGATTGTCTCTCCTGCCGTAATAGAAATTACAGGAAGGTTTAAATCAATATTGGATACAATACCCTTTACTATGTCAACCAGATTATTCGCCATTAGAATATATGATTAAAGCGTTCGTGCACTCCTTCGTACTCAGGATACGTGTCAGGATCAACAACACACATGTAGTTTTGAATTACTTGATATGTTGCAATTGCCTCATTGTATCTTGATGTGATATCGTGCCCAATAGCCGTTATGTTGTCGGAGTTTTCACCAGTTGTTACTTTTACTCCGTCTGTAGTTACGCGTGTTACACCATCTCTGACGTATAAATAATAAACTAAGCCTTCTAACATTACTTTCATCCCTTCTGACTGTGTTAAACAATCGTCTGTTTGGTCGTTAAATGCGTTGAAAACTTTTAGGAAGCGTGGGTCACTCGGTACTTGAGGTGTTCCCACGCTTAAATCAGCAATAAATAAATCATACAATTCTACTCCGAACAATCTCGGTAGGTAAGTATTCTCAACCTTGTCAATGATAGACGTAAAACCTGAGTCTTGAACCGTCTTAACTGGTATCTTATACCTTCCACTCTGAAAATCTGTAACCTGTAGAATTGCCATTTCTTATTTATTTAACTTTTTTTACCTAATCCTTTGTGCTCCATGATCTCAGCAACATTCTCAGACATAGTTTCCTTAGTGCCTGATTTTTTACCTTTTGACCATTCAAAAGACACCGACTTAGTAGACTGTGAGACCGATTTAGGGTCAAACTTCGCTACCGCCTTGGGTGCTTTCTCTTTCTTTGGAACCTTGACAACTGGCGCTTCTTCTGCTTTCACATCTTCAACGATAGTTGCAGCATCAACTTCAACTACTGGAGTTTCATTTTCTGCTTTCTTTGGTGTGTTTGTCTTAGCCATATTGCTAGTTATTTAAGTTTATGGTTTAGTAAGTGCTGTAATAGCAGTTGAAATAACTCCTGTTACGAACGCTGTTGTATCGTTTCCTTTAATACGGTTCAATCCTCTCCATTCAGCTAGTACTGTTCTCATGTTCTTAGTGAAATCATCTCCATCTAAACCGATGTTAATAGTCATTTCACCTTTAGAGAATACAGTATCTTTTGTTCCGTCCATTGTCAAGAAGTTATCTACTGCAATACCAGTATTAGCAACTACAGGAATACCATCTAAAGTAAGTGTTCCGTTAACGTCTAACAATCTATTAATGTACTGCTCGTCTGTTGCTTTAGTAACTCTCAATTGAGTTAAATCAGAAGGGTGTACAACGTGAACTGTTGGAATGTGATTAGCAATAACGATTTGATTCGCTGCTACTGTCAACACATCAACTAAGTTCGGAGTAACAATAGACACAGCAAAAGTACCCGCTGCAAATGCAGTTGACTGAGTAATAATACCGTTAAGGTTTTGCCCTACGTTATCACCATTCAATACTTGGTTGTCAATATCCAATCCTAAGCGTTGCATAAGCTCGTTATCAATCTCAGAACGCATAAAGTCAATATCACCTAACATTTCTGTTGAAGCTTTAATGAATGCTGTACGTTTCTTAACTGATTCGTTCACTACAACAAGATCAAAGTCGATTTGGTTCTTAAGTGTACCCTCAACTGTTCCTGCTGGCGCACCTTCAACTCCTGCTTGTTCAACCCATGAAATAACATTTGAAATTGCAATTCCGTTGTTTACTAAATCACGGATAAAGATTTGACGTCTTGCGATGTTGTTAACTCCTGGCTCTCTTTGTTCAACTGGAACATTACCTCCTGAAATATTACCTGCAATTGTCATATCACCAACAACTTTAAACGTGATTTCCTCACGAGTGTTGTTTTCCATGATACCCTTCAACTTGTCTGCATTCGCTTCTAACTGACCTCCTAGAGTGTCTTTGTTAGTCAATGAGATATCACCTTCCGCAACGTCCTTAAGTTTCTTCAACTCAATTCCCATTGTTTCCATCTGTGATTCAAGCTTCTTGTTAATTGAGTCAGCTTGCTCATTTCTCATTTCTAACAATTCATTTTGAAACTTTGCAATTTCATCTTTGTTAGCATCTGTAGCATCATTCAAAACTTTAAAAGCCTCTGAATTTACCGTGTTTAATTCGTTGTAAACTTCAGCTTGTTTATTAGCTTCCATTGCATCGAAATCTTCTTTTGAAATACCTTTACTTTCTAGGTATTGTTTTAATGTTTTCATCTTATATGAAATTTGAATTAGTATTAGTGGACGGTCTGTTGTCCTCTTGTGTTTCTTGAGTGCCTTGTGGCGGCTCTTGTGTGTCATCGTCTGTGCTAGATTCTGACTTTGCAGAGGTGTCGTTGACGGCTTCTACAGATATTGTTGGAGTTGCTGGATTTGAGCCTTTTACAACTGCCGATCCCTCAACTATTCTTGCTTCGTGTACCACCCACATGTAACCCTGAGATTCTGCTACCTCTTTGTTGGCTACTTGACCGATGTATTTATCCCAAACTTCCTTTTCTTCTACGTCCCACTTGCTATCGCTATTGATTGCTAATTCTAGTCTAACATAACGCATACCCACAGAATGTTCTTTAACAAAACCTTTCGCGTACTGATTAAACATGAACTCGTTACGGTTTTTAGATATTGTAGAATCGAAAACTAAAGCTTCAGTGTCTCCTTGATACTTTTGACCTAATTCTTTCCAAGGCATAATTTCTAAAGTCGCAACAACTACATCACTTATAATGTGGTCAAACTTCATTCGGTGTTCTTGTAGTAAGTAAGGGTTTTTAGTTTCTTTTACAGACTTCTTAAACGTGCTCTTTAAATGAACGTCAGAATGCGAGTCCATAAGTAGCATAGAATTTATAATTAACTTAGCTTGAATCTTATCCAATTCAGTCAAGTCAATAGACTCAGCTTTTACAGTTTCTCCTTTACTGTTCGATACACTTGGAATATGTATTACTGCGTCAGCTTCCTTAACAGCCATTTTCTTAGTAGCAATTAAATCGGCTTTATTCTCTCTCAATGCCTTAAACAAGTCCTCTTTATTCTCGAACTGCTTATCTGGAAATTCCTTAACTATAATCATTTGTAGATAGTTTTATGTTTCTGCTTAGTCTCAATATCTTTTAGAATCTTATCCTTTGTAGGGCAATCCTTCATCTTAGAAACCTTTTCTTTTATTACTTCAATTGGTTGCTTCTCCTCCATCTGTAGTTGTTGTTTGTGATGCTTGCCCTATTGTTGTCTGATCGTTTGAGAGAGCATCAATTGTTAACATTTCTCTTATCTCATCATCTGTTAAACTTTGAATGGCGATAACTGACAATCTATCTGGCATACTATTAAGCGCTTGTAACACTTCGTTAGTTACTGCCTTAATTACTTCAATGCTATTAAGATCAACCTTAATTGTCTCCTCTACTCCTAATCTCTCAGAAAGGAATGTAGAAAGTTTTGCGTCAATCTTATTTGCTAACGGTATGTATGAATCTAGATAAGCTGATTTTATAGCAGTCTCAACGTTGTTGTATGTGCTTGATTCGTTGTCGTTGAAAAGCACGCTTGGCATCCCGAATATTGAACACATCAAACGTAAGTCAGCTAGTATGCCCTCCAATAGTTTAAGGTCGGTTGGACTCATACCTGTTTGAGTGAAGTTAACCGCTGTAGATGAAACCTTAATTTTATTGAACTTATCAGACCCACCAGACTCAGTATCGAACTCGTCTTGCATTCTCTGACGTTCTTTAGGTAGCATTGGGGTGTCTTTACCTGAAGAGATAATACCGATAATTCCACGGTTCTTAAATATACTTGCTGCCGCTTGTAGCTTCTCACTTGATGATTGAACAACTATCCACGCAGCTTGTAAAGGGCTTAACCCATACTTAACCTCTGACTTCTCAATGTTTACAATGTTTGAAGTGTGGATATGCAGAACTTCTTCAGCTGGGATCGTTTGAACCTTACCGTCTGGCCTAGTCCATTTGTAACTTGTTACCTCTCCGATATTGTCAACTACTATTTCTACTCTGTTTGATTTGAGTATCTGTAATTCGTTTCCTGCTCCTACTCCTTGGATATGTCTTATGTATGCATTTCCTGTTGTACTGAATGACTCACCAATCTCTTCTAAAAATTCTATCTGGCTTTGATCTGGATTAGGCTCACTGAGTAAATCTAATATAACTGAGTTTTCTATCTCTTCGTCGTTATCATCAACTGCAATTCTCTTGATTGAGGCACTAGTGAAAGCCACCTTACTCACAATCATGTAAACTAAAGGGTTATCACCGAACGCTTCAACGTATCTATTGAATTCTAAACCACCTTGATTACCTAATATCCAGCTAAAGAAAGAACTGAACGGCTTGAAACTAGAAGTGTCGTGAGATTGTAGGGGATATGTTCCTCCTGATTGACTCTTATTGATTATTGCTTTACCTAGTTTGGTAAAATAGTTGTCAGCCATTTATGTTGGTTTGTTCACGAAGTTAAGAAAATAATTTGTATTGACGAAAAACTTGTCAATTGTGATTAAAATCTAACCACCATAGCGCATAAAAAAGGGCAGTAAATTAATACCACCCTTAACCTAACCTGTAAAACTATACTGAAGCTAATCAGTGACTACTAATATACGGATTATTTATCTCTTGCTTCTAGTATTGGTAAATTAC